TGTCAGCATTTGGTGCAGGAGCTATCAGGAAGAAACCTACCATCAAAGAAGGTGTTCCTACTATAGAGGCAACAGGTCTTACAGACGAAGCTATTGAAACATGGCGTAAGAAAAACAAAACATCTGATGAATTTAGAAAAGCTTTAAAAGGTAGAAATCCTGAACTTCAAGAGTTGGCTAAAGGAGTATCAGAAGGACGAGTTTTTAGCACTACCTATCGTAAACGTGCTGATGAACTTAGACCTATTAGAGTAGTTAAAGAAGTACCTAAACCTGCAACTAATAAAGAAATTGTAAGTGCCTTAAACGATAAACAAAGAAGAAACCCTATTATTGGACTTAATGAAAAAGTTTCAACAGGGGAAATGGTAGACGTAAGGTTAAACATACCTGCATATACTGACTACAATGTTTGGGTTCCTACAATTAGGCATGATGGAAAAGAAAAATACAAAGCTGCAGTTAGACTAAAAAATGTCAACTTTATAAAACCTACTTTAAGTGGTAGTGCAAAAAGAACAGATAGCTCTAAAGCTCTTAAAGTAGCAGAGGGTGGTGAAAAAAATCCTTTTGCTGTTATGACAGGCGAATATGTAGAGGGTACTGATGATGAACTTTTCACTATGTCAAAAGAAGTTTTTGATAGTAGTGAGTGGACACAAGTAGGGTATGACCCAATAAAAAGAGGTTTCTTTTATGACAGAGAAACTGGACAAGCAATCCTAGAAGCAGATGAAGTAATTCAGGTAGGACATTTGGTCTTAGCAAAAAATGCAAAGAAGACAGACCCAGATGTTTTTCCTTTTAACAAGGGCGGTGCAGTAATGGACGATCAAATGAAGATGGCATTTATGGATGAGGGTGGAATAATAGATGATGATCTGGACGTAGATCCAGTATCAGGAAACGAAGTACCACCTGGCTCTCTTGCAGAAGAAGTACGAGATGATATTCCTGCACAACTCTCTGAGGGTGAGTATGTCGTTCCTGCTGATGTTGTCAGATACTACGGTGTCAAGTTCTTTGAAGATCTAAGAGATCAAGCTAAGATGGGTCTAGCTGAGATGGAAGCCAATGGGCGTATAGGTGGAGAGCCTGTACCTGCAGGTGGTCCTATTAATGACGAGGAACTATCTGAGCAAGAAATGTCTGCTATCAGACAAATGATGACAGGCATGGCTGAAGGTGGTGAAGTACAGAACCCTTACCTACAGCAACAGCAACTGTACAGCCAACCCAGACCTGCTCCTATAGATGAGAAAAGAAACACAACTATAACTGGCATTAATCCTGTTGAGAATCAAATGCCAATGCAGAGCATGGCTGATGGTGGTCAGGTACAAGGATATCAAAGTGGTGGTGCAGAAATAACAACAACACCTGCACCTGCAATAAATACTTTTGATCCTGGTCAGTACGGTCTTGGTTTTAGTTTTATGGGTAATCAACCACAACAGCAACCACCAGTTGCAGACACACCTGCAACACCTGAGACTATGACACTGTATGGACCTAACGGAGAGATAAGAACATTTAACATGCCTCTCAGTGAAGCAGACGCAGCAGAAGTAGCTAGACTAAAAGAGTTAGGTTACACAACAACAAAATCTGCAACACCTATCCCAACCCCAACTACAACAGGCGGTGGTGGTGGATCAACAACACAGGTAGAGTCAGACCCTAATTCTTGGATGGAAAAGTTTGATTACACTGACATGAGTAATCTAGGATCACAAACATCTGAGTTATTAAATAAATCTCCAAAGGGTAGTGTTATAGGGGCGTTTATGAACGGAACTAACGCTGCTCAAGCTGCTGCTAACATTATTATTATGGAGGCTAACGGTGCTGATCAAGCAGAAGTAGATAGATTAAAAAGTCAGTATCAACAATTTCTTAAAGACTCTAAACTAGAATACATGCCTAAAGGTCTTATCAACGGAGATAGACTTGCAAAAGATGTTGCAAAATCTGAATTTGTTAATTTATCTAGAGATGCTAAAGATCCTTTTGGTAATCCAATATTTAAAGATGATTCCTCTTTTCAAAAACACACAAATGAAATGCGTTCTGCAACAAGGTCTAACGTGGCACAAACTGCAAGAGATACTGTTAGGGTTGGTAGAAGTAAAGACTCTACAACAGGAAGTGTTTACAAACCAGGTGGTATTGATGTGGCTTTACTTAAAAAAGATGATAAATCTAAAGCTTCACAAGCAGCACGTAAAAAATCTAAAAAATCATCTGCTGCTAGAAAATCAGCTATAGATCGTGCTCAAGCTTCTATGAAGAAATCTGGTAAAACAAGCGTATCAGACTTTAGAAAAGCTTATGAAAAACAAGGCGGTAGGTTTGCTACTGGTGGGAGAAACAAAGGCGGTCTAATGAATAAAAAGGGCAAGAAGTAAACAATAACAATAAGGCTACCCAGGAATGGTTCCTGGCCCCAACATAAAGGAGAACTTTAAATGCCTGAACTAACTACAATGGAAAAACCTAAAGTAGCAGGTTTTGTAGATCGTGGATATAACCACGCTAAGAAACAAAAGCAAATGGAGGCTGAAGAGGCTGAGATTGCTAGACTAGAAGCAGAGGCTCGTGGTGAAGAAGTGGAAGAACAACAGGAATCCAGTAGCGAGGATACTGAGAACTCCGAAGTTCAAGCAACGAGTGATACTCAACAAGAAGAAACCTCAGAGGAAACCGAAGCACAGGAAGACAATGACAGCGAGTTAAACGCTGAAGAAAAGTCTTTTAAGAAACGCTACGGTGATATTCGTAAACATCTAGCTTCTAAAGAAAAAGAGTGGCAAGAAAAGTTTGACGCTCTAGAGAGTAAGAGTAAGCACGAGGGTATTGTTCCTCCTAAGTCTGATGAAGACATAGAGAAGTGGGCAAGTGAGTACCCAGACGTAGCAGGTATTGTTGAAACTATTGCAGCTAAGAAAGCTCAAGAGATGTTCAACAAGGCTGAGTCACGTTTACAAGAGTTAGACGAGGCTCACTCTGAAGCTCAAAGAGTAAAAGCAGAGAATGTTATTCGTAAGTCTCACGAAGACTTTGATGATCTAAGACAATCAGATCAGTTTCACAACTGGGCAGACGAACAACCCAAGTGGGTTAAGGATGCACTCTACGAAAACATGGATGATCCTGCGTCAGTTGTACGTGTGATTGACCTATTTAAAATTGACAACGGTATGACTATAGCAGCTAAGAAACAATCTAAGAAAGCTGCAGCATCTACTGTTGCTAAAGGAACTCGCACTTCTTTAGACACAAAAGGCGTACAAGGACAAATAAAAGAGTCTGATGTAGCCAGAATGTCTAGTAAGGAGTTTGAGGAAATGCAGGACAAGATAAACGAATCTATGCGTAATGGCAAGTTTGTTTATGATATGTCTGGTTCTGCAAGATAAATGGTTGACATATATTAAGTCAAGCATATAACTACCAGTATCTGACTTGAAGCCTCCGTAAGGACTACCTTCAAAGATACATTTAACCCAAAAGTCTAAACTACAAAGAACTACCTGTCCAAGTATAGGCCCAGTAGTATTCTGTTGCGCAACCGAATGCTCTCTGCACCCTAGAAAACGTACAGCCTCTTTCAGGTGTTTAAGCTTTATTCTCAAAGCCAAATATCATGGAGGATTTTAATCATGGCTTTTCAAACCGCAACAGGTTATGGCAATTTACCAAACGGTAACTTTTCGCCAATAATCTACTCCAAAAAAGTACAGCTTGCTTTTCGCAAGGCTGCTACTGTAGGAGACATAACTAACTCTGATTATTTCGGAGAGATTAGCGCACAAGGTGATACTGTGCGTATTATAAAAGAACCAGAAATCTCAGTTCAAGCTTATGCTCGTGGTACAAACATCACAGCACAGGATCTTGAAGATGACGATTTTCAGTTAGTCGTAGATAAAAGCAACTACTATGCTTTTAAGATGGACGATATCGAAGAAGCGCACTCACATGTAAACTTCATGCAACTTGCAACGGATCGTGCAGCTTACAGACTAGCTGATCAGTATGACCAAGAAGTTCTTGGCTATCTGTCAGGTTTTAAGCAGTCAAGTCTACACTCAAAAGCTGATACAGTAAATGACCAAGTAAATGGTTCAAAGTCTGTTTCTTCTGCAGGTTCAGACGAGTTGCTTACAAGCATGAAGCTACGTAAAGATTCATTTGGTAACATTACGACAACATCAGCAGGGGATCATTCAATCCCAGTAACTGCTCGTATGCCAGGTGCTACATCTCTACCAACAGCTACAGTTTCACCTGCAATGATTGTTGCAAGAATGAAACGATTGCTTGACGTACAACAAGTTGATACCCAAGGTAGATGGCTTGTTGTTGACCCAGTGTTTATGGAGCTACTCTCTGATGAGGACTCACGCTTCATGAATGGAGACTACGGTGAAAGTGGTGGACTACGTAACGGTCTTACTATCAATAACTTTCATGGTTTCCGTCTATATGTATCATCAAACCTTCCTGCCCTAGGCACAGGTCCAGGTACATCAGGCACTGCAAACCAACTTACTAACTTTGGTGTTATAGTTGGTGGTCATGATTCTGCTGTCGCAACTGCGGAGCAAATCAGCAAGACTGAAACTTATCGTGACCCTGACAGCTTTGCTGACATTGTTCGTGGTATGCACCTATATGGCAGAAAAATACTAAGGCCAGAAGCCTTGGTTACTGCTAAATATAACGCAGCGTAAGGGGAGGATATAACTTATGGCTACTTTTGATATGACTCTCGCTTCTACTGCAGGTGTTGGTGCAGACGTTCTTGCTGTTCCAACTGTAGTAGGAAATACAGTACGCACTATGGAGGCAATCTTAGATATTGATGCTATGATTGCTGCAGGTGCTACTATTGCTAACGGTGACATCTTTCAACTACTAGAAGTTCCTGCTGAATCAATTGTGATTGCTGCAGGTGCTGAAATTATGAAGTCTTTTACTGCAAGTTGTACTTGTAATATTGACTTTGGTGGTGGAGATGACATCATTGATGGTGCTGCATTAGATGCTGCTGCAGGTACATACCTTGTAAAAGGTAGTAACGGTGAAGCTAATATTGTAAACACAGGTGCAGCCTCTACGTATGCTGCTGAGTCTTTGGCTCTTGTGGGTACTGCTGACACTATTGATGTTACAATCGCAGGTGCTGCTGCTGCAACTGGACGCTTACGTGTCTACGCAGTAGTTGTTGATGTTTCTGCTGCACAGACAGAAGCAGCGGTTGCTGCTCGTGACTTAGCATAAAACAACTTTGGGGGCTGACTTAGGTTGGCCCCTTTAGCTTATCTAAAGGAAACAATATGGCTTTGACATTTCTCTCGTTAACTAACGATGTTATTACACGCATGAATGAAGTAGTGCTTACATCTACTACCTTTGCAAACGCAAGGGGTGTTCAGGTACAATGTCAAAATGCAGTTAATGAATCTATAAGATATATTAATCAAAGAGAGTTTGGATACTCTTTTAATCACGCACAAAATTCTTCTACTTTGACTCCAGGTGTAGCAAGGTACAGCCTACCTACAAGTACTAAGTCAGTAGACTATAACACCGCAAGAATTAAAAAAGATGACGATCTTAATTCTGCAGGTAATAATTTAGTTTCTCTTAACTATAATGAGTACATTGATAAAGATTATCCTAACGAGGAAGATCAAATTAAATCAACAACTCTTAACGGATCACACTCAAGTTCTGTAACAACTCTTACTTTAACTTCTACTACAGGTTTTGCTGCATCAGGTAAAGTGTACATTGGTGGTGAGCAAGTAACTTATACTGCTGTTTCAGGTAATGATATAACAGGTTGTACAAGGGGTGCTAACAGTACAACTGCTGCACTACACGCAGATGGTACAACAGTAACACAGTTTGACGGTGGTGGTGTTCCTAGAAACATAGTACGTACCCCAGACAATAACTACTTGTTATATCCTTATCCAGATAAACAGTACGCACTAGTCTTTGATTACTTTACATTTCCATCTGACCTATCTGCTCATGGTGATACTACAAGTATACCAGACAGGTTTGGTCCTGTAATTGTAGATGGTGCTACAGCATTTGTGTATCAGTATCGTGGTGAGATGCAACAGTACCAGTTAAACTTTGGTAGGTTTGAGCAAGGCATTAAGAACATGCAGAGCTTGCTTATCAACAAGTATGAGTATGTAAGATCCACAGTTCTTATAACCCCTAGAGGTTCTGCTAACTTTATGGCAGGAGTCATTTCATAATGCCAGATACTTCTCAGGTTCAACCTGCAGCATTTAACTGTGAGGGCGGTTTAGTTTTAAACCGTTCTACTTTTTTAATGCAACCAGGTGAAGCGTTAGAGTTAGAAAACTTTGAGCCTGACATTGAGGGTGGCTACAGAAGAATAAATGGGTTTCGTAAATTCGTTAATCATATAGTTCCTCAAACATCTGACTCTAGTGAAAACATACTTATGGTTGCTAGTTTTGCTAACAAAGTTGTAGCAGCTAGAGGTGAAAAGATTTTTAGTTGTGGCTCTACTGAGCTTGCTTCAAAGATACTTTCTACAACTGCTATGACTGGATCAGGAACTATTACTGTAGATTCTACTACAGGGTTTTCTTCTAGTGGTACGTTACAAATTAACAGTGAGATATTTACTTATACAGGAATTACGTCCACTACTTTTACAGGAGTAACTCGTGCTACCTCAAGCACTACTGCAGCAGCCCACGCTCTTGACGATGTAGTATCTGAGTCTTGGACTGAAAGAGATTCTGGAAGAACCAGTGCAACTAAGTACGACTTTGAAAGATATAACTTTGACGGTAACGAAAAGATTATTGTTGTAGATGGTGCAAACGCACCTACAATATTTAACTCTTCTATGACTGCAACAGATGTTAGTGAAAGTTCTGTATCAGGTTCTACAATAGTTACTGTGTTTAAATCACACATGTTTTACGCAGGTAAGTCTACTACACCTCAGACCTTAGTATTTAGTGAACCCTTTGACGAGGATGGTTTTACTGCAAACGATGGTGCAGGTACTATTAAAGTAGATGATAACATTGTTGGATTAAAAGTATTTAGAGATGCACTGTTTATATTCTGTGAGAATAGAATATTTAAAATGACAGGTTCTACTCTAAGTGACTTTGCTATACAACCTGTTACCAGAGACATTGGTTGTGTAAACAGAGACACTATCCAGGAATTTGCAGGTGACTTATTATTCCTTGGTCCTGATGGACTTAGGACTGTTGCTGCTACTGCAAGAATTGGTGATACGGCTCTTGGTGCTATTACCCAAAACGTACAGTCTATCTTTGACAAAAACATTAGAGACTCTACAGTATTTGATAGTGTCGTTATACCAGACAAAACACAGTACAGAATATTCTTTTCTAAAGCAGGACAGGGTGATAATTTAAGTAGAGGTATTGTTTGTGTTAGGAGAGCAGACAAGTTTGAGTTCTCTGAGATACGTGGAATAAAACCATCAGCTACTGACACTCTAGTTGTAGATGGTGATGTTCTAGTATTACATGGAGATTTTTCAGGATTTATACACAGACAAGAAGAGGGTAATACCTTTGACGGTACAGCAATACTAGCTAGATATAGAAGCCCTGATTTAAGTTTTGGTGACACTGGTGTTAGAAAACACATGCAGAGAGTTATCCTTAACTATAAACCTGAGTCAGCTATTGATGCAGACTTAATAGTTCGTTACGATAACGAAGCTTCTGACTCAGCTAGACCTGCACCATATCCTTTAGACAGTTCTCAAATTGCTGCACAGTTTGGTAATGCTGTTTTTAGTACTGCTAGTAGTGCAGCACAATTCGTATTTGGTGGTCCTTCACAGCCACTTGTAAGACAATCAATTGAAGGTTCAGGTTTTACTGTAGCACTAAGAATACATGATGGTGGTGAGACTGCACCATATTCCCTTAAAGGCTTTCAATTAGAGTATCAAGTAGGAGCAAGACGTTAGATGGGTAATACATACACAAGACAATCTACTTTTACAGACGGTGATGTTATTACTGCTGATCTGTTTAATAATGAATACGATCAACTCTTAGCTGCGTTTGCAGCAAGCACAGGACACACTCACGATGGTACTGCTGCAGAGGGTGGTCCTATTACTAAACTGCTAGGAACTAGCATTACTATTGGTGACGCTACAACAGGAACTGACATTACAGTTACCTTTGATGGCGAGAGTAACGATGGTGTATTTAAGTGGATGGAAGACGAGGATTACTTTGAGTTCTCTGATGATATACTTATTGCCTCTACAGAAAAACTACAGTTTCGTGACACTGCTATTTACATTAACTCTAGTGCAGATGGTCAGCTTGATCTTGTTGCAGATACAGAAATACAACTTGCTGCTACAACGATAGACATAAACGGTGCAGTAGATATATCAGGCAACCTATCTATTGGTGGTAACTTAGATGTAACAGGTACGTTTGATCTTAGTGACTCTAACTTTACTAACGCAGGTGACATATCCCTAGACAGTATCTCAGGTGATGCTGACTCTAACACAAGCATAGCATTTAGCGGCTCTGACGTAATTACAATTACTACTGGTGGTGAGACACAAGTTACATTTAACAACGGTTCTATACTCCCTACAACAGATGACGATGTAGATTTAGGTTCTAGTGCGTTACAGTTTAAAGACCTGTACATAGATGGTACAGCTAACATTGATACAGCTAGTATTGATGCTTTAACTGTGTCTGGTTCTACTACACTAGGAGCTACTTCTTTTGGTGATGCTGACATTACAAACGTTGGTAGCATTGCCCTTGACACAATTACTAACGATGGAACTAATATCACATTAGACTCGTCAGAAGATATTATACTTGATGCTGCAGGTAATAATTTAACCTTTAAAGCTGCAGGAACGTCTATACTTGATATATCAAACGACTCTACTGATGCAGTACTTACAGTAAGCACAGCAGATAAAAACTTTACTATTAAAGGTACAGATGGTTCTAGTGCTATTACTGCTCTTGACATTGACATGGCTCTTGCAGGTAAAGCTACGTTTAATGGTGATGTAGTTGTAGGTGGTGATCTTACTATTAGTGGTGATGATCTTACAATGGCTACTAATACTGCAGGTGCTTTACTTATTGCAGACGGTACAAACTTTAATCCTACTCTAGTAACTTCACTAAGTGAGATTAGCACAGCAGCAGATGATGACGTACTTCTTGCTGTAGACAC